ACCACAAGACTCCAGTAAGTCGAATCGTAGCTATCGCACTTAGGTTCCTCAAGAAGTCGAATCCCGGTCTCCGTGTTGTCGTGTCCTACGCGGACCCGGCCCAAGGTCACCACGGCGGCATCTATCAGGCGGGTGGATGGGTATACGTCGGCGCGTTCGGTGCAGATCGTGAGATTCTAATCAATGGCCGGTGGATGCATCGGAGGGCAGTTAATCACAAAGGATCGTCTTCGATCAAAGGCCGCGAGTGGCGACACACGCCCGCAAAGCACAAGTACCTAATGCCGCTAGACGAGGAGATGCGCAAACAGATCGCACCCCTCGCCAAGCCCTACCCCAAGCGTCCGAACCAGCACGACAGCGGTACCCCCGTTGGTGGGCGGTGCGACTCCGACCCGGACGCTCCAATTTCATCCAATGGCACGAAAGCATCCACCGACTAAAACCGGTGAAAAAGCGGACAGAGACGAGAACGGACGTTTCGTCAAGGGCAACGCCGCAACCCCCGGCCCAGGACGTCCCAAGGGCTCCGTCTCCATCACCAAACACCTTAGAGAAGCGTTAGAGGCTCAGGACGAGAAGCAGGCCAAGCAGCTCGCCCAGGCGATCATCTTGCAAGCGGCTAAGGGCAACGGCCAAGCCATGAAGGCGATCCTCGACCGCATCGACGGGCCGGTGGTTCAGCGAATCAATGTCAGCCAGCTTACAGACGAGCAGATTATCGCCCTCGCTGCGGCGGGCGATATTGGCGGAGACGAAGAAGAGGGGGCTTAGTCTTCCCAAGCCCATCGCGGTCGGCGACTGGCAGGAGTGGCTAGAGAAGAACTTCCCGTCCTTCGTGGGCTCTCCGATGGGCGAGCGGCACGTCAAGGCGTGGGAATGGATGGACAGCCTCCGTCCCGGAACGCGCCTTCCTCCCGAGATCTTCATTTGGCCTCGCGGCGGCGGCAAGTCCACGACGGTTCAGCTAGGGTGCGCGAGAGTCGCGAGCAAGCTTTCTAGACGCTTCGCCCTTTACGTCTCCGGCACCCAGGATCAAGCCGATCGGCACGTTCAGACGGTCTCGAACCTTCTTCTAAAGCTAGGCCATCAGCCGCTCGTCTCGAAGCTCGGCCATCAGCAGGGATGGAGGCGCGAGCAGCTTAGAACGGCCCACGGTTTCAACATGGCCGGGATCGGTTTGGACGTCGCGGTTCGCGGCATCAAGCTTGACGAGTTCCGTCCCGACTGGATCATCCTCGACGACATCGACGGGCGGGAAGACACCCCGCTCAAGACCGCCAAGAAAGAGCGGGCGATCACCCAGGACATCATCCCGGCCGGTTCGTCGGACGTCTGCGTCGTCGGCTTTCAGAACCTCATCATCGAGGACGGCATCTTCTCCCGGATCTACTCGGGACGCGCCGACTACCTGCTCGACGCGGTGGTGCATCCTCCCGAGCCAGCCGTTCGCGGATTGGTCGCCGAGGACGACCGGCTAGAGAACGGCAAGGGCTACAAGCGGATCGCTTCGGGCGAAGCGACGTGGGAGGGCCAGGACCTCGAAATCGCGCAACGGCAGATCATCGACTGGGGCTGGACCGCCTTCAAGCGGGAAAGCCAGCACGAGGTCTACGGTGCAGACGGGTACTTCTTCGACGCCTCGCGGCTTGCGATCGCCTCCGCGATTCCCGACCTTATCCGGTACGTTCGCGCTTGGGACCTTGCGGGGACCGAAGGCGGGGGAGACTTCACCGTCGGCGTCCTCATGGGGATCGCAAAGAACGGCGTATGCTACGTCCTCGACGTTATCCGAAGTCAGATGTCCACCGACCGCGTAAGGCGCACGGTCAAGGCCACGGCAGAAGCGGACCAAGCCCATTACGGCGAGGTTCTGACGCTGATTCCGCAGGACCCCGGTCAGGCGGGCGTGGCGCAGGTAGCGCAATTTAGAGATCTTCTAGCGGGATTCCCATTTATGTCTCGCCCGGTGACCGGCAAGAAGTCGGTTCGGGCGAGAGGATGGGCCGATGCGGTGAACGACGGTAACGCCTTCCTGGCCCCCGGCGATTGGAACCACGCCTACAGAGAAGAGCATCGGCAGTTCAAGGAAGACGAGACGCACGACTACGACGACCAGGTGGACCCCTCCGCCGACGCTTACAACCAACTGACCGGCGGCAATAAACCAACCGTCGCCGCGACCGCCATTCCGACCGCCCTCTCCTCTATCTCGGCCTACGTGCCCCGCTAAACGCCCATGTCAGACGCCATCGTAAGCCAGATCGAGGAAAGGGCCAATCAGGTCCTCGCCGCGCGTCCCCAGGCGATCCCGACGAGCGTCAATGCGCCTCTCTCCATCGAGTACAAGGGCAAGGCGCATACCCTTCCCGCCGCCGCCGACGACCTGACGCAAGAGCAGGGCCTCGCGGTGTACCAGCGGATGGAGAACGAGCCCGCGATGGCGAGTTCGGACTTCATCCTTCGCGCCCTGACCCTCTCGCCCGGTTGGGCCTTGGGAACCTCCGTCGAGGAGCCGGGGAAGGACGCCGAGCCCGAAGAGGTCAAAGCCTACGCGCAGGCCGAAGACGTGCGGCTTTACGTCGAAAGGGCTCTCAACCGCCTAGAGACGCCGCTGAGTGGCGTGATGGACGCGGCCCTTAGCGCGTGGGGCAACGGCCACAAGCTGTTCGAGCAGGTGCGGGCGGTGGTGAAGGACGACGACGGGTCTTCCGCCGTTCAAACCGTCGCGATCAAGCCCAAGCCGTACGACGCCTACCGCCTGGTCGTGACGCGGAACATGGACCTCCTGGGAGCCATTCCCGGCAACGGCCTCTCGCTCTACGTCGGCCTGCCGGGAGAGGAGCCGCCGCGGTTCGTTCCTAGCGAGGACCTGTTCGTCTTCACGTTGAGGGGGGAGAACGGCGACCCGCGCGGCAAGGCGGCGAAGCGGGCCTGCTACGACGCCTGGAATCGCAAGCAGCGCACCAAGCCCGAATCCCTTCGACACGCCGCGCTGTTCGGGTCTGGTCGGCTTTCCCTGGAAGGCCCCGCGCCGACCGCGAACGTCACGACCGAACCAAAGGTGACGGTAGGCGGCGTGAACTACGGCCTGGTGGATTGGCTCAGCATCCAGGCGCCGGCCATCGCGAACGGCTCGTTCGTCATCCTTCCCGACGGTTGGCAGTTGAAGGTCCACAACCCCACCGGCAACGGGGAGGCGTTCGAGCGGGCCTTCGACCGCTGCGACCGTGAGATGGTCATGGCGTTCCTCACCGTGACCCGCGCCACGCTGGAAGCCGAGCACGGAAGCAAGGCCGACAGCGAGACGGCGATGGGGATGCTGACCTTCCTCGTCAACTACCTTCGGGATCACCTGTGCGAGCAGGTTAGGACACAGATCCTTCGCCCGCTCGTGGCGTTCAAGTACGGCGAGGACGTCGCGCGTCTGTACTGCCCGAAGCTGCTGATGGCGACGGCGGAACAGGAGGACGTTCCGAGCCTTCTGGCGGCCATCGCGCAGGCGAGAGGTCAGGAAGGCGGCGTCATCACGGACGAGCAGATGCCGTACTGGGATCGCAAGCTGGGCCAGCCCGAGCGCGACCTTGACGAGACGGAAGGCAGCGACGAAGAAGCGGACCAGGAGCAGGACGACACCCAGGCGTTCAGCGGCCCCACGTTCAAGGCGGGCAGCACCCTCCCGAGCCGTCTGTTCACCCGAGCGGTGAGGAAGGGCAACAAGCAGCTCGACCGCATCAGCGACAAGCTGAAGGCGGAACTCGACCGCATCGACGCCGACACCACCCTCTCCCTAGAGCAGAAGCAGGACGCGAGGTCCGACGCCTTCGACGTGTGGGAAGACAGCGCGTTCGGCACCATCAGCGACGTTCATGAGAAGGCGGCGTTAGCGGGAGCCAAGCAGGCGGGCCAAACGACCCTCTTGACGAAGGCTCAGAAGGACCGGTTAGCCGAGATCCTGTCGGAGCAATCGGAGTTTCTGGCCGACTTCCGCGACTCCTACGAGGATTCGGTGAGAACCGACGCGGAAGCCAAGGCGCAACTCCGCACCTATGCGCTTAGGGCGAGAGGCACCGCGAACGATATGTTCGTGGAAGCGTCTCCAGAGGACGCGAAGTACACCTGGGTCGATCCGCCCGGCACCGACAACCATTGTCCTGACTGCCCGCGCATGGCGGCAGATTCGCCCTACACGAAAGAAACGCTCTACACGACGCCGGGAAGCCACGCGCTGACATGCGTGAGCGGTTGCCACTGTTACCTTGTGCGAAGCGACGGGGTGCAGGGGTTCAAGCGGCCTTAACCCACTCAGAGCGCAGGGCAGTGAACATATAGGTGATGCCATCCTCACGCGGCTCTGGAAGCGGCGTGATGTATCCCGAAGCCTCTGACTCTTCGCACGGTACGTACCTGCCGTTCTCGTCCTTCTTGATCCAGATGCGTTCCATACTGCTATTTTACTGCGGTTCAGGCGTTCTCGTCGTACTTCAGGATCGTCGTAATCCCTTCCTCAGAGTAGAGGGTGGCGAGCGGTCTAGGCTCCGCTTCGAGAATCCGTTTTAGGGGGTCCACGCGCCCGATCTGAGCGTCGATACGGCGTTTCGCCTCTTCCTGCTCCTGTTCGTCCATAACGCTCCTTCCTACAGGCCGCGCCCCACAAGGGTTGCGGCCTTCGCTATTGGTCCCTGCCGATGCTCCTACTCCTCTCCCCTTCCGTCGTGATCCTCCCCTAAGCCAATGGAACTCAAAGACGCCACTACCGAAGACATCCAGGCGGCAGCCATGCGGGCGCTGGAAACGTTGGAGGGATCGAACCTCTACATGCCGGGGCCTTGGCCCATCACGGTGCGCCCGTTCGCCGAACCGCCTTCGGTTATCTACCAGGCCGCCGACGGCAAGACCTACGAGCGTCCAATGACGCTGGAGATCGTCGGCGATGCGCTGAACGCCGTTCTCGGCGAGCGCAAGGAAGTCGAGGCGCGAACGGTCTGGGTGCCGGTAGACGCGGACCTTGCCCCGGCGTTCAACTTCTCGGGCGATCTAAGCAAGCCGACGACGTGGAAGGGGCTTATCTTCCGTGCGGGCAAGTATCCCGACAAGGGCTGCGAGTTCTCGTCGGACGACCTGGCGCAGTTCGTCGCCAACTTCCCCGAGGGCGGCGTTCCGGTCATGTCGGAACACGAGGACAGCCTTTTGGGCGTGGCGATGGACCGCCACGGGGCCCGGTTGGTCCGCATCTGGACGGAGAACGGCGGCAGCGAGCTTCACGGCGAGTTCCGCTCCCCCGGTTGGCTCGACGCGGCTTTGGAGGGGATGCGAAAGACGGTGAGCGTCGGCATCGACTTCGCCGCGAAGACCCTGCGGGAGATCAGTCTGGTTCTCAACCCTCGGGTGGTCGACGCGGCGGTGTTCGCCCTCAACTTCTCCCGATCCCCCGAGTTCGCCGCGCTTCCCAGCGCAGAGCAGACCGCTTTTAGAGATTTGGCCCAAGGGCCAGAAACACCGGCACCGGCACCCGCGCGGGCCTTTCAGGACACAAGCACCATGAACTTCAACCAGAAGGTCAAGGCGGCGGTTTCCCTCCTGACGCCCGAGCAGCGGGCGCAGGTCGGTCTTACCGACGCAGAACTCGACAACGCGGCCAACTTCGCCGCACCCGCCCCCGACCCACGCGACGTCTCCCACGCGCGAACCCTCGGCAAGTCCGAGCGGGAAGCCCTGCTTCGCGAAGGCTACGCGGTCCCCGAAGGCCCGTTCCTCGCGCTCTTCACCGAGGCGGTCAAGAAGGACGGCGGCGGCACGGTCACGTTCTCGCAGGACGGCGACGTTCAGACCGGCGATCAGGTCAAGGCGCTGATCGAGGTCGTGAAGAGCGGGCGCAAGATCCCCCTGGGCCGCGAGACCCTGAACAACTTCTCGCAGGACAACGAAGGCGGCGGCACGTCCGACGTCGATCGGCTGCTGGAAGCGGCGGGAGTTAAGAAGTAATGAGCACCTACGGCACCACCGTTATCAACACCGGAGGCCGCGTCCTCCACGCCTTCACCAACCCCGAGCTTGTGGACATGAAGCCGGGCG